TCCCGACTGGATCGGGTCTCCGAAGAGTGGGCCGTTTGGAGGTTTTCCATGGCCGTCGACGCGCTGACGCGCACACAAACACCTGAAACTTTAGACTTACGTGTAGGATAGCTCCACGGCCCCTTTCGAGCCCGGTTCTGCCTAACTTCACGAAGAAACTGTTTTCCGGTTAGATTCGTATCAAACTATTCTACACCGAGGGCCCGTCATGGGATGCCCCAACCCTCTCAGGTGGGCCCACACCGCCGTTTCACAGCGGGGTCAAGGTGGGATCTAATCCTTGCGGAGCAGAGACCACGACCGCCTCGTTGTAGGTCAAAGTAGAATAGTTATGTAACGTCACCTCCGGTCGCCAACCACGAAAATCATGGCATCAGGTGCGGCACGTCAACTCGAAGTCGACTCCCTCCTACGCTGCTCAGCCCGGCGCTGCAGCTAGCAAAACCCCATGTTGGCAGGACCACAGGGGAGAAGTTGATGTGGGGGCGGGACGCTCCGCAAAGAAGGTGTGTAGAGACCAAGAAGTGTCCTCGAACCAAACCTCAAAGTCCTCTGGGAGGACAAAAAGGGATGATCGTCGATCCAAAGAGAACTGCGACTGTTCTCGTCTAGAAAAACTTCATAACCTCTATCATGGTAATCCAGGAAAAAGTCGAAAACTGGTTTAGGCCAGCAAAACGACCAAATCCTGGGTCCACGAAAAACTTTGCGGAGAAAGAAAGGAGAGCAACTCGGTACAAAACGGGAGTCTCGTTCACGCCAAGATGCGAAATCCAAATGTCGAGTGGCCGGACGAACCGGGACCCCAAGCCATAAAGATCTCACATCACGAGAAACGTCAAGACTCATCTTGTCAACGACAGTGTACAGGGAAGGTCGGGGGGGGGGACCGACAACCATGTCCACTGAACGTTTTGTACCGAGCGAGAGGGGGAGAGCGGGACCCACGCCAAGGGCCCTGCGAAACCAGGACTTACGTATGAGATGACCAAAATCTGAACGGGACAAAGTGGATAACTCAATCCTCCTTTTAGAGATTTCACGGCGCATAAGAACGTTCAAGACGAAGGCGCGGACGCTTCGTCTAAAACCAGAAATGCCACGTAAAACCTCTCCCAACAGATCGCCATCGTCCACACGCGAGGGTCTGAAAAAGGCGAGAACAGGTTTCGGAACCAAGAGACCTGACCGAACGAAAAACGGTTGAGAGTTAAGTTCGACCAGGCCCTTGGAAATGCCTGTCTTCTCAACGTTGACGCGAAGACCGTAAGTGCCAGTGACTTCTTTCCAAAAGTCAAAGAACTTACGATCACCTGCAAACATGCAGTCATCGCCGTTGAACCGACCGACACGGTTCTCCCCAACACCTCTGCAGATATCGCTGGCGATATCGAAACAAGCCTTGTTGAGGAGGCACAACAGTGGGAAACTGACAAGATTCCCCATCATTGAGCCCTTTAGAATAGGTCTAGGGTTTCCCTGGCAGAAGCTGCCAACCCATCGAAGATTTCTAAAAGAACCACTCAAAACCCTCCTCTCCTCTTCCGTGAGATCCTCAGACTCACAAAGGACGTCGACAATTGCGTGAACCGCAGAGAGGTGAATACGGTCAGTCGCAGACTCGTAATCACCGCTGATAAGTTCCTCCCCTTCACGCACATCATCGACGACCTTCTGGAAGTCCTCTTTCTTTACATCTCCCCTCACAAGCCACCCAAAGTCACTCAGGTGATTGTAAAGGGCATTGTGAACAGGCGTGAGAACACGTTTGACACGTGCACCTTGCATGGTGACGACTCGAAGCTTGCCCTTGGTCTTAGCAACACCAAGGCGGACAAGCGAATCGTCAGCACATGAAGAGGCAAGCGGAACTGACAAGGTCCCGCCCGCCCTTCTCGACGCCTCCAAACAACCCTGCTGGTCAGGGATGTACACCGCTCTACCCCCCTCTGGTAGCACTGAGGCTACCTCACACTCCTTTCTTGCGACCCGGAGTCGCTTTCCCCATCCAGACGAAAGTTCCCGAACGTGACGTTTGAGTTCCCACAAGTGATCATAAGACCACTTGGCCGGGAAAACAACGTCAGGACGTTCCATCCTTTCCGCCCACTCCTCCTTGGCTTTCTCTCCAGCAGCGAAATCGCATACCGGACAAACGACGTCGAAAATCCTCTTACAACTCTTAAGAGCTGAAAGAAGACTTAAGACACGAACTTGTCTGTTGCGAGACTTAGGCATAAGCCTAGGCAACGTGCTGGAGTAAGCATCCCAGTTCCTGCGTAACGCCGCACAGTTGTCCCCAATCAAAGGGGTAGGATCACCTTCGAGTCTGAACTCGAGGAAGATGACATCAACTGCGCGGTTTAGCGCCTTCCTAACCGACCCTGCTGCAGTGCAGCGGGCTTGTTTAGTAGAACGGCTCCTAGGAGCGGAACTACAACTCATAGTACGACGTGAGCTTGACTCGCACGTATGGGCAGTCCTTAAG